CCCCGACCCACCAGGGGTCGTGGTCGAGATCGTCGCGGTCGGGGAAGTGCCACCAGTCAACGAAACGGACGACGCGGTGATCGTGGACACGTCGGTCCCGGCGTAAGCACCCCCGAACGTGATCACCACTGGGGTACCGGGCAGCGGCCCGCCGGTGCAGATCACGTCGCCGGGGGCGATGTTCGACAACGCTTCCAGCGCGGACTGGACGGCGGAAGCGATCGCGTTGTAGGCGATTCCGGCGGTGGTTTGACCGGAGAACGTGAGCGTAAAAGTTCCACCAGTCGGGCCGCCGGTAATAGAGAGTTGCTGCACCTCAGACGGGGTGAGGATCACCGCGCCACCGATGAGGAACGACATGATGTTGGGGTCGGCGACGCACACCTGCAACGGGCTGATCGACGCGGACTGCAGCGTGTCCGGGGCCTGATAGCTCACACAGGTTTGGCCCCGGCCGTTGACCTGCTCCACGACCTTGTTCGACGTGAAGTTCAGGCCCGCGCCGATCTGAATGAGGGAGTCGGTGATGTAGCAGTTCTGATCACCGGACAGCGGGGAACCGTCGGTGTCGAGTTTCGTCAACCGCAGCCCGAGGGCGAACAGTGTCCCCGCGTCGTCAAAAGCACCAGACATCCGCCCTGCTCCCTAAAGTGTGATTTCGATGGCGAAGTGGACGCACGGGTCGAAGCTCGCCGCGAACACGCGTTCGGCCCACGCGGTGACGGTGTTGGTGGCCCGGTCCACGGTTTGGTTCGGGGCGGCGATGATCTCTAGATCGGATTTGCGGACCTGGACCATGGATGTCGCGTAGGCCCACGCGGTGGCGCCGACGTCTTCCCCGTTGGGGCCGGTCCCGGGGTAGCCGGCGTCAACGATGACGAGGTTGTCCTGCCGGGTCAGGAGGTCCTGCCCGACGCGGCGGACGTACTCGGTGAGCGACCCGGTGACCATCGTGGGGAGGTGGAGCATGACCCGTTGGCCCTGCGAGGCTTCGACCGCGGCTTGCTCCAGCGCGGCGAGGAGGTCCCGGAGGACCGACGCTGGTGACGTCACCGTCGTCGCGGCCGGGGACGCTAGGTAGGCGTTGGTGTGGGTTTGGCCGCCGATGGTCCACGAGTCGGTTTGGGACAGCTCCCCGTCCCACAGTTCCCGGGCGATGATGAACGGGGTCGTGGCTTCCGCGATCCGTTGGAGCCGTTCGGTGTCCAACGCGCCACCGAGGGTGGAGCACTGGTCAGCGAACCGGACCCCGGGTGGGCGGTAGAACGCGCCACCGTAGCGGGGTGGGGTGTAGGACGCGGGGTTGTCGGTGGAGCACCACGGGACGAGTTGGTAGACCTCACCGCAGCGTTCCGGGATCCAGGAGAACCCCTGCTCCCACCGCGCCCCGTCATCGGGCGCGGGCCCAGCCGACACCACCAACCCGGTGGTTGGTGGTGCGGCCAGGGACCCCGCTACAGGCTCGAACACAGTCGCCTATCCCGAGCCAATTAGGAGGTGATGGTGGTGGGGTCGATGGTCCCGGTGGCCGCGCCGGTCGGGAGCACCGACAAAACGAGCCGCAGGTTCTCGATCCCACGGTCAGCGACGCCCTCGAACGTCTCGGAGAACTGCCTGTAGCGGTTCCGGGAGTTCAAAGTGCTGTCCCGCACGAGCCCGAGGTCGAGGTTGCCACCGTCGAGGAACAACTTGGTCCCGGTCACGAACAGCAAGGTGTCGATCTGCGCTGGGTAAGCCGGGATCGCTGCCCCGGCGGCTGCGTTGGCGTAGACCTGCGACGCGATGCTCACACCGTTGACCACGCTGGTGAGGCTGGTCGTGGTCGTGGTGGTCACCGCGATCGCCGGTGAGGACCCACCGGTGAACGAACCTGTCGCGGTCATCTGGGGGACGTCGGTGTGCTCGTAGTCTCCACCGAACGCGACGGTGATCGCGGTCCCGGGGTGGGGGCCACCAGCGACGGCGACCTCACCGAACGTGACGTTCGACAGGGCCTCAAGAGCGGCCTTCACGTCTGCGACTGCCGCGTTGTAAGGGATCGCGCCGGTGGTTTGCCCATTGAACGTCAAGGTGTAGCTACCGCCGGTGGGGGTACCGGTGACCGTGACGGTCTGGACTTCGTTGACCCCACCGATCCCACCGTCGAGGTGGAACACGGGGTTCACGCCACGCTCCGCGAACCACTGCATGATCATCGAGTCGGACAGGGCCAGCGCGGACATCCAGTCCCCGGCCGCCATCTGACGGGCCAGGTCCGACCGCATCATGTACAGCACCCACGCGGGGAGCATGAAGGTCAGCGTGACGCTGGTGTCGATGCGGTGCCGGTTGCGGTAGTACGCGACGGCCCGGTCGAGGTAGACGAGGATGTCGCGGGACGCACCGACGACCTTCGCGCCGGACAGGACTTTGCTGCCCGCTTGGAGCTGCCGCAGGAGCTCGTTCTCCGCGCGCCGAGCGTGGGCGATCATGCCCTGCTGGATGTTGGCCGCGGTGGTCTCCGGGTCGAACCGGGCGGTGACGTTGCTGAACTCCAAGCACAGGTAGATGGCCTGGATTTCGGCCTCCTGCAAGGCCGGGCAGTCCACCACGTAGCAACCCTTGGTGTCCCCAGACGACGACGCGTCCTGCTCCACGGTCCAGGTGTCGACGCCGGTGCCGGTGCCCGTGGTCAACGCGGTCGCGGCCGAGCTGTTGGGCCGGAACTGGATCGCGCCCCGGTCGACCTGGAACCGCGCGAGCGCGTCCCGGATGGGCCGGCGGACCGACCCGATGACCTGCACGTCGTAGAGGGTCTGCGGGGGCGCGCACAACCCACCGGCCGCGACCATGGCCGTGTCACCGGTGACCGCTTCGATCTTCGAGAAGTTCCCGGCCCAGTCCTTGACGCGGAGCTGCCGCGACTCCGGGTATTCGAGGGTGGTGTTCGCGACGTAGACCTTTTCCCCCGAGCCACCCCGGCCTGAGGACATCGCGCGGAGCTGCGCGGTGACCGCGAGCGCGAGCTCGGCGGTGTTCGCGATCTTCTGGCCCTGCACGAAACCGGGGGCGCCACCAGCGGCGGTGGTGCTGGTCCGGATCAGTTCCCGCGGGGCGGCGGTGGGGGCGTTGGTTGGCCCCGATCGGAACGTTCCGATCGGGGCCCGGCGCGCTGGGAGGTTCCCGGCCGCGGCGACCGCGAGAGGAGCGTCGGCCTGGACACCCCCGTCGCCGGTCGGGGCGGGCGCGTCGACGGGGGCGGCCTGCGCGGGGATCTCCGGGGCCGCATTGCCACCGTTTCCACCGTCATCCGCGGTTGGCTCCACGGGTGGGGCGTCAGCCGGGGCGTCGCCGGTCGGGGCGTCACCCTCAGCACCAGCAGCCGCGGTGTCCTCGTCGTCGTCGAGGTCAGCGAGTAGGCCCTTGCGGGTTTCCTCCAACTTCGCGGAGTCCGCGGCGCGGGTGTCTTGCACACCCTTGACGGCCTTAAACGACGTGCCGAGCTCTTCGAGTCCGGTGATCACGTCATCCGACGCGGGCTGCTCCGCGAGATGCTTCCGCTGGTCCCGGATAAACGCCCGGGCCTGGGTAAGTTCGTCGCTGGTTACCTGCGTGGCGTCCGCCTGCAGGCGCTCAATCAGCTCCCTGAGCTGCTCAATAGTCATTGCTGCTTGGGCCTTTCCGGGCGCACACGAAAGCACGGGGATGTGATTAGGGGGAGTCGGCTAGGCCAAGACCACCAGCGGCCCGGGTGATCGGTGCGCTATGCGCGGTGACCCGGGGGCGGTGCCCCTACGATTCGATCAACCTATAGCTCACCGTCAGTGACGGCGGTAACGGAAACGCGATTCACGGGGCCGGTGGGACACTGTCGGGATGGCGGATGTTCAGCAGGCCGGGCCGATCAGCGACGCGTGGGAAGTGTTGGAACACGACGGGGCCACCGTGCTGCTACCCCTCGACGTGTCCCCCGACGGGCACTGCATCGACCTGTCTGGGATCGAGTGCGGGTCCGGGGAATCGTTCACGGTGATGTGGACGGAGCAGGCATGAGCCGCGGCGACTGCGTGTTCTGCGGGATCGTGGCCGGGACCCAACCCAGCGTCACGGTCAGGCAGTGGCCCGAAGCGGTCGCGTTCCGGCCCCTGAACCCCGTCACCGAGGGTCATGTCCTGGTGGTCCCGCGGACCCACGTCGCTGATGCAGCGGAGTCCCCCACGATCGCGGCGTTGGTGATGGCCCGGGCCGCGGAGCTCGCCGGGATGTACGACGCGGCGAACATCCTCACCAGCATCGGCGCAGCAGCCACTCAGAGCGTGTTCCACCTCCACGTGCATGTCGTACCCCGCCGCGAAGCCGACGGTCTGATGCTGCCGTGGGGCACCACCGGTGACCCCCACGAGCCGCACCGCTGCCCCGGGATCGACGCGCTGACCGCGGAAGTGAAACGGTTGACCGCGCCGGTGGTGTCCGGGTTACCCGCCCACGTCGGCCAGCTCACCTGGCACCAACCACCCACCCCCGGACCGCGGTACGTCCCCGTCCCCGTCGAGGGACCGCAGCGCGTGACGTGGCCGCGCGCATGACCGCGCTACTCGCGGTGGTCCACCCGAACAACTGGGGTGGCGCGGTGGTCATCGTGATCACCGTGCTCGGCTCCATCGCCGCGATCGCACTGCTATTCGGGTGGGACGACCCCCAACGAACCCAAGCCGACCGGGACCGCGACATCCTGAAAGGACCCCTCGGGTGACCAGCGACGCGTTCACCGTCCTCGCAGACGAAGCGATCCTCGGGTCGGGTCTGTTGCTGCAGAACGTCCACCCCGAGCAGCGGTGCGCCGGCCGGGCGTGCGTGATCCACCAGCCGTCGGCGCACCACATGAGGTCGTGGCCGCTGCACTGGCGAGACGACCGGGGCATCTTCGAGCGGATATGCCCCCACCACATCGGGCACCCCGACCCCGACCAGGACGCGTACTGGCGTGAGACCGGTCGGACCGCGGCGGGGGTCCACGGCTGCGATGGGTGTTGTGTCCAATGACTGATGAGGCCCCCGAGTACCAGCTCACCGGGGACGTCACCGGGGGGACGTGGCAACTCACCCGCGACGGTGTCCCGATCACCGGACCGATCCCGTACAACGCCGACGCTGGGTATCCCGGTGGTGGGCACTCGATCCGGATCGCGACCCCCGACCTGCTGGTGACGATCTCCCGGAACCCCGACGACCCCGACGAGTGTTTCGTGACCGCCCAGATCAAGGACATGACCGGACTGGGGTGCGGTTGCTTCGACCACGGCCGGAACTGTGAGCCACCCGGGGACCTGTGCTGCGAACACTGCCCGGAAGCTGCCCACCAGATGGGCGACGCGCGGGTCGGCCGTCACATGGCCGACGGGTCAACCTGCAGCAGCCCTGACCTGTCGGGGTTCACAACGACGTACACCCCGACCGTCCCGGGCAGCGCAGCGAACTTGCGGGACGACCTGCAGCAGGTCATCGACGTGTGGGCCGGTGGGGCGCGTCCCGGCCAGTTGGAACCTGACCGGGATTAGCCCCGCCCATGTGCACGTGGCCCCCGAGCGGGTGAAGGTTCCCACGCGCGCACCGCGCTACCGAACTGCGCTACACCGTCCCGGATGACCGGGCAGGGTGACGGGATTTGAACCCGCGACCTGTGCGACCAGGTCACAATAGCGTCTACGCTGCGGTCGGCCGGTCCGAGTTCACTCACTGCCGGGGAAGAACGGGCCGCCAGCAACAGGCCATGCTCAGCGCAGACCTCCTAGCAGCCGTAGCTGAGCAAACCGGGCTACGCGGGCACTGTGCTAGGTCGCCTGATAGCCCGGTGGCTTGCTGCCGCACCGGCAGCCATTCCACGACATGTCGTAGTCGATCATCACGATGGTTCCGTCCAGACGGCCCACGTTCGGTTCTTTCCGGTCGACCGGCCCGAGGAACCCGATCGCGTCCCAGTCGATGTGGGCTCCGTCGGGGAGCCGGTCCGCGCGGGGATACACGTTGACGAGCCCGGCCAGCGACCACAGGACCGGGCACACCCCCGGTGAGTCGGACCAGGTGGCCTCGGACAGGTTCGCTTGGATCCCCCGCGTGACCGACCAGACCACTCCCCGGGCGCCGTCGCCGTAGGAGCGGAGACTCGGGAACTTCACCGCCCACCGGCCGGCGACGAGAACGGTCCGGGTGATACCCCGATGGACCTCGGGCCACCGGATCAATGCTTACCCGGGGCGTGGCCGGTGGCCTCCTTGTGCAACGTGGCGCACATGCCGGGGCGCATCCGACCGGGGATGCCGTGTTTGATCGCTTCGGCTTCGCACCGGGCGAAATCCCCGTCGGTGCCCCACCCGATGTGAGCGGCGGCCTTGCCGTGGAGATACGACTCCCGCAGCTGTGGGGGCATCATCCCCGTGGCGAACCCCGCGATGTCCGACGGGGACAACGCGAAATCGGCGTCGTCGTCGGGGATCTGTGTCAGCAGCTCAGCCATCCGGTCGGAGTTGTCGTCCAGCGCGGCGAGCGCCGCGGTCCGTCGCGCGGCCAACGCGGCGGCGTGCTGCTGACGGGACAGGACCCGGTCAGCGACGACGTCGGCGAGCTGGTCGTAATCCACCATCTGCCCGGTCCGGACGAGTTCGGGGACCATCGAACCGGCCGCGACCATCGACACCGGCACCCCCGACGCGACCCGGGCCCGGGGAACGGGGAACCCGGGAGTCGGCACGGAGATCGCGGCGACCATCTCCAACCCAGCACCAATCCGACGCCAATCCCCCGACAACCCACACGAGCGGAGCTTGTGGAGCTGCAGGTCGTTCACGCCGGGGCACACCGCGCCGGCGACCCAAATCCCGTAGGCGTCTTCCCCGGCGCACACGTCCGCGACGAGGCTGCCGGTGTTGTCGTAGTGCGCGGTCGCGGCGAGGTAGTCGGCTTCCATCCCGGCGTGCCCGGTGTCCAACGCGATGTGACCGGCGGGGATCGTGACGAGGTGCCCATCGTCGCCGACGACGCGGGCCGCGCCGGTGTGGAAATAGGCGTAGTCCGCTTGGGAGCGGGGTGGGTTGACCCGCCGGTGCTGGTACCCGATGTGCGTCGACGACCACGCGGCGACGTGCCCGTAGATCCGGCCGTCGTCGCCGACTACGGGGGGGATGGTGGGCCCGTCGAGTTCGGGGTCGCGGAACCATTCGATCGGGGGGGACCCCGGGCCGGCGGACGCGGCGACCGAGTCGCCACCGGTGATCGTGCCGTCCGCGTTCCAGTTGTCGGGGATCTTGTCGGTGAGCTTCAACCTCTTCGCCTCGCTCATGATGAACTTCCGGGCTTTGACGGGGTCCTTCGCTGACCCCGCCCGCTTGATCGCGTTGGTGAGGTCGGTCCCGTTTTCGATGGGGAACGACTTGTCGGGGAGGGTGTGGCCCTTCGCGGCGGCCTTGTCCCGCGCGGACGCCTTGACGTTTCCCCCGGGGGTGCGGGCGAGGAACACATCGAGCGCGTCGAGCTCCGCGGCCCGCCACATCGGGACCGGGTCGACGGCCATGTCCGTCGGCAACGCTGACGCGGCCAACGCCGGTGGGAGGGTGTCGACGACGTCGCAGTAGGCGTCAGCGAACGCGGGGACCGGGACCATCGTCGCCGCGGCGATCTCATACCGGGTGAGGACCGCGCGGCGGCGTGGGTTCTCGCTCATCGCGGCGGTGTCGTCGTCGATCAGTTCCGCGTCGAGGTCGGACAGGTCCACCGACCCGCCCCGCAGGTACCCCTTGCGGACCATGTCCGCGAACTTGTGGGTCCCGTCGATGGTCGCGTCAGCGCCCCACACGAACGTCCCCTCCGGGAACGGTTCCCCGGTGCGCTTGCTGGTGACTTCCGGGCCGGGGCGGCGGGTGAACTGGGTGATCTCCCCGAACACTTCCGCGGCGGGGGCATCGGCCCCACCGTGGTTCGCGTACGGCAACGCGAGCAGCGACAGTGGTGGGGTCCGAGTCGACCCACCACCCGGGGTGAGGTACCGGCCGTCGCCGGTGTCGAGACCTTCCACCGCGAGCGCGTCCCAGTGGACCCGGATCTCCGTCCCGGTGTCGGACACAATCGTCGGTGCGGTGTCGGTGGTGGGGGCTGCAGCGGTCACGGTGGTGTCACCTCGTAGTGGGATGTCGGTGGAGTCGTCGCCGAGCGCGACCCGGATCCGGTCGAACGCGACCGGGCCGGTGTAGTCCATCGAGCTCGGGTCGAGCCCGTAACCCGCGGTGATATGCGGGATGTACGGGGAGTGCTGCTGCGCGGTGGCGTGTTCGCTGAACCGGTCCTGCAGCAGCGGGATCTGGTCGGAGTCCCCGACGAGGTACACCGCGCACGGGTCCATGTCCCCGGTCGGGCCCCCGTCGGGATTGAACTGGGCGTGGCCCATGACCCGGGCGTGCATGAGCCCGTTCTCGTCGCCGGCGTCGATCGCGGCATGTTGCGCGGTGGCCATGACCGCGGCCTGTTGTTCCGGGGTCCAGTCGGTGACGTCGTCGCCGAGGTAGACGAGGGTGAGGTGCAACTCGGAGGGGTCCTCACCTCCGTCGACGGCGAGCTGTTGGATGAACCCGTCGGTGGGGATGAGCGCGACCATCCCCCCGGTGTGTCCGTCGGTGTTTTCCGTCGCGGTGTCGTCGACGGTGGGCGCGTCAACCGCTGGTGCTGTCACTGGGTACCTCCGGGCCTTTACCAATGAAGAACGGGAGCACATAAAAGTGACCCGGATAGCCGATGTTCAATCGCCCCGCTTGGAATAGGTCGAAGAACTCGCGGGATAGCGCGCCGCTGAAATGCTGGAAATAGAACTTATCCCACGGATCAGCTAAATACACTTTGTACGATTTATCGGTAGGGCCGAGCCGGTCACCGTTCCGGACACGTTCCATGAACTTGGTCTCGGTCAGCGACCCACAGAACGGGCACCGGCCATTGGCGGGGACGTCGAGCCCCTCGGTGCGTTCCCATGGGCCGAAGTCCTCCATCCGCCGCGGGCACGTGTCCGGTGCTAGCTCCGTCATCAGGAACCCGTCCGGGCCGGCCAGTGCCACGTCCCACCGTCGTGGCGCAACCCGTCGCACATCGCTGGCTCGTCGGTTTCGGGGTAACCCGGGTCGTGGATCACTTCGGGGTTGAAAAACTGGCCGGTGGGGTTGTCCACCCGCAGTCCGACCGCGGTGGTGTTCCATTCCTGCAGCAGGGTCCGGTGTCGTAGGAGGGTGTCGGGTTCGACGCTGGTGGTGATCCACGCGCCGACGGTGGTGATGGTCGCGCCGCGGCACTGCTGGGTGTAGGCCTGCGTCCCGTCCGCGCGGATCGGGGTCCCGTGGGACACGTAGTGCACCACCCGCCCGACGCTGGGTGTCGGCATCACAGCACCTGCCCTTCGACCGGGAACGGGATCGGGTGGTCCACACCCCACGGGAACTCCGCGCACCGGCACCCATCGACCGGACCCCACGACGAGCACACGTCCCGGTAGTCGCTCTGGTGCTCACACGGCACCAGCGGGCTAAGTCCGTGCCCTTCCGGGATCACGAGGTACCCGGTGACCCACCCCGAGCATCGGAGGCACTGCTTGTACGGGTCCGCGAACGTGACCGCGTTGTAGACCCGGGTGTGGGTGTGGGTCAGCATCAGCGATCGCTCCCCACCGTCGCCGGCGGACGGGCCCCGTCGATGACCTTCCGGAGGATCTTCCGGGCGTGGTCCCGACCCAACCCCTCCCAGTCCATCGGGCCCCCCGGTTCGGCGGGAACCGCGCTGTCGACGAACGTGAGCAGCCACGCCGCTTCCTCCGCGGACAGGCCAGCGGGGATATCCAGGTACCGGATCAGGTCGTCGGCGATGTCCGCGGCAGCTTCGGAATTGAAAACTCCTGTGCAGTCCATCGGGGTCCAGCACACCGACGCGGCACCCATGGCCATCATCACCGCGCTGCGCTTATCCCCGACCCGGGCGAACTCCTCATCCGTGATTCTGATCATCAGACTGACGCTCCCTCGATGTAGTGGGCGCGGAGAGCTTCCACGCCGGCCAGGATCCGATCACGCGTCTCGACCTCGTTCTGTATCGACGTCCCCACACGACCCGCGGCGGTGTCCTCCGCGGCGACCCGCGCGGCGACCCGGCCCCGTTGGGAGTCCCGGGCCTCCCGGATCCGGCGGCCCACAATGTCGTCCGGGTCGCGGGTGGGGACCGCGAGGATCGGTGTGCTGCCGCACCTGCACCCGTCGTGGTCCTGGGGGTGGAAGTACGACCCGACCCACCGTGATCCGGGGCCGGTGTCGAGTTTCGGGTCGGTCCACGTCCCGAACCGGGCCCCGTCCAACAGTTGATGCGGGGGGAAATGCGAACCCCGCGGGCGTTCCGGGTAGTACTGCCACTCCCACCCGAGGACAACCCCACCCTGTTGGGTCATGGTCTGCTGCACCACCCGACCAGTCCCGAACCCCACGTCGGTCGGGTTGTTCGGTTGCCCCCCACCAGCGACGGCTAACACCCGAGCGACTTCCGCCGGCGCGAGGAGCGTCCCCGCGGACTCCCCAGGTTTGTGGTCGGGGGTCATGGGGTCGGCGCGGAACAGGGCCCGTTCAGCTGCCGCGTCCAACGCCGTCGACAGGACGGTCCACGCGGCGTCTCGGTGCACGGCGTATCGGGTGATCACCGCGTCGCGGAGCTCCCGGGCAGCGGGTGACCCCGCTGGGAGGCCCAACAGTGTGACCATCGTGGACCCCACCGACCGGGCGGCGTCGTCGAGCCATCCCCCGACCTGGTCCCGGAGGCGGGTGTACGCGCCGGCGAGGAGGTCCGACACCGACGCGAACGACTCCACCGCCGGCCGGCCCAACACTGACGCGATGAGGGTGGCGTCGACCCCGTCGATCGACGGGGCCAAGCCGGGGGTTTTCCGGGCTGCGTTGCGGACCCGCCCGCCGGCGCGTTCCACCGCCCGAGCGATCGCAGCGTCCGCCGCGGTGAGGATCCGTTCCATGAGGACCGCGTCGACCGCCGCGAGTTGCCGCGCGGTGTCCATATCGACGTGCCACCCGTCGACGGGATCCCCCCCGGCGGTGACCGCTGGTGGTGCCGCGGGACCAGTAGGGGTGGGCGCGGTTTGTTCCGGGACGACCTGCCCCGGTCCGGCGGGGTTCGCCGTCGACGCTGCGGGGGGTGCGGGTTGGCCAGCGGGCAACGCCCGGACCACCTGCCCCTGAATCGTCGGCGGCCCAGAATGGGTGGGGGCGGTGAGCCCGACCGCGATCGCGAGCGCGGCCTGCAGGTCGGGGTCGTCGAGTTTCACCCCGGACAGCGCAGCGACCAGCGGGACAGCTTGCGGGGTGAGCCGGCCGCGGGACAGTAGACGGACGAGGTGCTCGTGGGGTTCGGGGACGGTGTCCTCGCTGAACCCCAGGGCTTCGCGTAGCGCCGCGTTGGAGATCGCGTCCCGGTCCCACGCGTCGCGGGCGTCTTGTGACCGGTCGGGGGACTCGACCAGCGCGGTCGGGTCGTACCAGACCACAACCCGCCGGACCTTGTCCGCGGGGTAACCGATCGCTTTCAACGAGGGCCGCAGGAACGCTTTCGTCAAGCACCCAGCGACGACCCCGCACGTGGGGAGCACCTGGTGGCGGATGTTGCTGGCCTCGATCTGCCACCCACCCCAGTGGTTCGTTGCGCCGATCCCGGTGACCTGCTCCGGTTGGATGTCTAACCCTTGGAGCATCCGCAGCACCGCGCCTTGGAGCCGGTCCATCAGCTTCGCGGCGTCGTCCCGGGTGAGGGTGAGGTGCCGGACCTCTTTCAACGCTTCCGCGGCGCCACGCAGGACCAGAGGGACCACCGCTCCGGGGTCACCCTCGTTGCGGATCGGTGCGGTCAACGCTTCGGTGAAGTCCCGCATGAAATCGGTGTCGACCAACCCCTCCTGCGAGTTGGGGTCTTCCGCATCGTCCCTAACCCGGAGCAGCTGCAGCGAGTCGGGGACCATCAGGACCCCGTTCGACGCGATCCGGCTGCGCGCCGCGGCCCGCATCTCCCGCCCGGTCAACACGACTTCCTCGAGGACGTCGAGCATCGCCCGCAGCGGGGAGTCCGCGAGCTTCCCCCACCGTGGGTGCCGGGTCCAGCAGCGGAGCAGCTCCTCCGTTTTCGGGTCGATCGCGCGCTGCCCGAGGCTGGAGATCGTGGGGAGCTCCAACACCATCACCTGATCACCGGCGCCGAGGATCTCCGACACCGACCGGATCGACCACTTCTCCCCGTCGTCCTCGTCGTGTTCGCCGTGGATCCAGCACTCCCCCGCGGTTTCGAGGTTCTCCGTCAACGTCGCGAGGAACCCGTCCGGGCCGTCGTCCAGGGGGAGCCGCGCGAGGTTCGAGACCGCGTCGTTAGCGATGTCCGCGTCGAGGGTGTGGTCAGTGCTCCCGAGGTCGATGGGGTCGTCGGTGGTGTCGTCGGGGAGCTCCGCAGCGAAGAACCGGACCGTGGCCACCGACCGCGCGAGGAGGCGTTGCGCGTAACGCAACTCGCCGATCATGTCGCGGTAGGTCCACGCGTCGGTTTGCCATTCCTGCCGGACCAGCGCGAGGCGGGTCCCGGCGTCTTGCGCGGTCAAGTCGACGCGTTGCCCATCAGCGCGGAGCACCCGCAGCGACGCGTGCCGTTCCCGCGCGAGGTAGTCCATGGCCTTGTCGAGGGGAAGGTCCTCCACGAACTGGCGACGCCACCGGTCAAACAGAGCCACAGGGACCTCCAGAGCGCATGATCAAGGACGGGGGCGCGTGGTGGCCACCGGACAACGCGATGTCAGCGGGCAACGAACGACCCCCGCGGGTGCGGTGCGACGCGGGTGTCGCTGCCGGGGTCGGGGACGGTCCCGGTGTTGTGGGTGCCGTCGACGCCGGCGGTCCCGGTCGCTGCGGGGTCGACGGCGGGGTGGCCGGTGGCTCCGGGCAGGACCGTTTCCCCGGTAGCGGTGGGTGGCCACGCGATGGGTTGCCGGTAGGCGACCGCGGTCGCGTGTAGGCCTCCGAGGTCGGCGGATCCGATCCCGAGGACGGTGACGCGCCCGGTCCCGGTCGTGTGGAGATCCCCCAGGGGGGCGGTCCCGCGGCCGGCGACGTTCCCTGCTGCGAACGCGGTCGCGTCCAGCTCACCGAGTGGGGCGGTCCCGGTGCCGTGTTTGGTGACGGCCCCGACCGCGGCGGCGGCGAGAGCACCCAGCGCGGCGGTAGCGGACCCGGCGCGGGTGACGACACCGACAGCGACGGCCAGCAGACCCCCGAGTGGTGCGTCCCCGGTCCCGGTGTCGTCGGGGACCACGACCGCGGTCGCGTCGAGGGACCCGAGGGGGGCATCGCCGGTAGCGGTGACGGTGACGATCCCGGCTGCGGTCGCCGACAAACTCCCGAGCGGGGCCGTACCGGTCCCGGGTTTGGTGACGGTGCCGACGGCCATCGCGACGAACGTCAGGACCGCGAACCCCGACCCGTGGGTTTCCCGTTGCCCCGTCGCCGTCGACGACGCGGTCAGTGGCGCGGTACCGGCGCCGAAGGTGTCCCGGACACCCGTCGCGGTCGCGTCGACCCGACCCAGCGGTGCGCTACCAGTGCCGCTGCCTGCTCCGGTGCCCGTCCCGGTGGCGGTGGCCTCGAACGTGACCGGCGCCGACGCGGTACCCAGGACGGTCGGGATGCCCGTGGCGGTGGAGACATCAGCGCCGAGGGGCGCGGTGGCCGTGCCGAGGACGATCCGGGTGCCGGTCGCCGAGCTGGCCAAGCCACCGAGGGGTGCGGTACCGGTCCCGAAAACGGTTTTGCTTCCGGTCGCGGTCCCGGCCGCACGGCCTAGCGGGGCGGTACCGGTAGCGAACGTTTCCCGTTTCCCGGTCGCGGTCGCGGACAGGTCACCCAGGGGGGCCGTGCCCGTCCCGAGGACGTACTCGTCCCCGTGCGCGGTCGCCGCGAGCGCACCCAACGGTGCCGACCCGGACCCGAACACATCCACGACCCCGGTCGCGGTGCTGGTGGCCACGACGGGCGCCGTCCCGGTCCCGGTGTGCGACACCAGTCCGGTCGCGGTGGCGGTGAACACCACCGGGGCGGAAGCGGTACCGGTGACCGTCGGGGTCCCAGTGGCCGACGCGGCGAGAGCACCTAACGGGCCAGTAGCGGTACCGGTGACGCGTGGGGTGCCCGTGGCGGTAGCGGCCAACGCGCCTAGGGGGGCGGTGGCGGTGCCCGTGACGGTGGGGACACCGGTGGCGGACGCGACCCCACCCAGCGGGGCGGAACCCACCCCGAACACCGTTTTGCTGCCGGTCGCTGAGCTGGCCAGGGCCCCGAGCGGCGCGGTCGCTGTCCCGAGGACGTTGTCGGAGCCCGCGGCCGACGCTGCGAGGGGCCCCAGGGGGGCAGTACCAGTACCGGTGGCGCGCCGGACCCCCGTCGCGGTCGACGACACCACCACCGGCGCCGAACCTGTCCCGAACACCGTCGGCCGGCCGGTCGCTGTCGCGGTGTGGGTGACCGGCGCGGTACCGGTGCCGAGGACCGTAGGGGTGCCCGTTGCCGAGCTGGCCAGCGCACCGAGCGGGGCGGACCCGACCCCGAGGACCGTTTTGATCCCCGTCGCGGTCCCGGTCGCACTGCCGAGGGGTGCGGTTCCGGTCCCGGTCGTGCGACGGAGACCAGTGGCCGAAGCGACGCCACCGAGCGGTGCGGTTCCGGTGGCGGTGGTGTGGGAGACCTTCCCCGTTGCCGTCCCGGCTGCGGTCCCGAGCGGAGCGGACCCAGTACCGAGGACCTTCGGTGTCCCCGTCGCCGGCGCGGCCAGCGCGCCGAGGGGCGCCGTCCCCGTGCCGAACACCTTTTTGACGCCGGTTGCTGTCCCGGTCGCGGACCCCAGTGGGGCGGTACCGGTGCCGGTTATCGTCGACTGGTGGGAGGTCGAGACCTCCGACGTCCCGTCCCACGACCAGTTTGTGGAGTCCCCGTCGGCGTAAGCGAGCTGGGCTGCGGACCAGTCGTAGCGCACACACGAGACGGAGATGACGTTCCCGTTGGTGTGGCTGGTAGACGCTTCGATGTCGATGTCGACGAACGCGGTGTTCGCCGGCGCGGTCGCGTTCCACGCGGTAGCGGTTTGCGCGGTCGTCAACGGGTTAATGACAGTGGAAAGGTTATTGAGGAATGCACCGGCCGCATCATGGAAATTGAAGAAGACGGTAATTGATTCGCTTATCGTCTCCGCTAATTCGACGTAAAAAGACCAGACTTCGCCCACCGCCGCTGGTGCGGGCGGTGTATTTATGTGCGCGGTGGAACCGCCCACGGTTACCGTGTATTTGACACCAGTCGACCGGGACATTCCCACTACCGACCCGGCGGCTTGGGTCATTCCCGTCCCGGAAATCGACCACCCAGTGGTGGAGCTCGACCCGCCTGCTGGGTTCTTACAGAAGTTCTTAGGGTTCGGGGACTTCGCCTGCAGGACCTGATTCGGGTCCGAGAACTGGATGTAGCCGTTCAGGGTGGTGACGACCGTGTCACCTTTGAACAGGTCGGTGACGAAAGCGCCGCCGTAGTTCATGGTCCCGGTGAACGACGTCGACGACGTGTTCTGCGCCTGGTAGCCGACCTCGACGACGACCCGGTCGCCGACCTGCACCGCGACCGTGTTGATCGCCTTGTCGAGTTCGCTCGTGGCGGTGGCAGTGGTCGTCCAGTCCGCGGCGCCGATGCTGTCGGTCAGCAGGGTCCCGCGGACGGTGTCGCTGTCCCCGACGGTGACGAAGATGTGGACGTGGGTCCGGAAATGTGGAGTCGTCGCGGTGCCCTGCTTGACGCCGAACACCCAGTCGACGACCCCGGACAGGTTCCCCGCCGCTACCGCACCGGCTGACACCCAGCGGCCGAGGAGGACGTCGAAGTTGTTCGTCGCGCTGGTTTCGGCGATCGCGACGGTGGTGTTCGTCCCACCCGGGGCGGACGCGAGGGATTTGATTACCGCGCTCGCGCTTTGATCCCACGCACCCCGAAACGCGGTCGGTGGGGTGTATGGGGTGGTGGAGTTAGTGAAATAAAGCCGAGTGGCCATTCACTCCCCCACTAGGCCGGAATGGACCCCCAGGATTAGGACGCGACGGTCAGCGAGGTCCCGAGGTTGCCGGACAGGATGGTGAAGTTGTCGCCGGCGGTGACGGGGTTCGCGGTCAAGGTCCCGGAGAACCCGAACGTCCCCGCGCTGGACGCGGACCACACCGTGAAATCGGCGTAGGTCTCAGACGTCCCGACCGCGGTCCACGCGAGGTCGACCGCGGTGACGACCGCGCCACCAGACACCGACCCCCACGATGTGACCTGCTTGCGGGTGGTGTTCCCCGCGACGTTCGATGTGCCGGCAGCGCCGGGGGCGCCGGTGTGGAGCTGCACCCACGTGTAGGACGCGATCAGGGACGTGATCAGCGCGTTCGCTGCGGTGGCGGAAAGACCGGTGGACATGCGGGAGCTCCCTAGCTTCGGACTGTGGTGGGGATCAGATGGAGATCGGCGTGGAACGTTTCGGTCCGGCCGGTGCCGGACTCGGTGACGGTGACGTCGAGTTCCGCGTCACGCCACGTCACCCACCCCAGCGACACCTCCGGGGGAATGTGGAGCTCGATCCACTTCTCGCCGACCTCGACGGTCGGGTCGATCGCCGGGTCCGCGTCGACCACGTCGGCTTGGAGCTCGTCACCGGTCGCGGTGTCGCGCCACACCGCGACCGAGTCCGCCCAAATCCCTGGGCGGACTACCCCGTGGATCCCCCACCCCGACGGGTCGAGCAGCGCACCATCGGAATCACGAAGACCGGTGAGGAGCACAGTCCGGGTTGTGCCCTGCTTGATCCTCAACGGTTCCGGCACTCGGGAGCCCTCCACGCGACCTTGATCGGGTCATCATCACCGCCCACACGGTGTGACCCCAAGTAGTCACGCGATCACGCGATTACATCCGGGCATAGCAAGGGGCGCCGTTGACCCCCGGCGTGGAAGGGTCAACGGCGCCCCAACAGGCCCCGCGCTGTG